ACATCGCTTGTTCCATTATCGCGGTAAAACTTATTATCTGACTTCCTGAATACAAGAGTCTTGTAAACATCTTTTATTAAATTTGGTGATGATAAACTACCCATGATGCTCCTATGTTAGCGTATACACATTCGTAAAAGTAGGATCAGATTGCTGAGATACACTCGTAAAAGTAGGATCAGTCGGTTGTGTAATAGCTGTAAACTTGTCTGATACAGCTTCAGTAAATGTAATAGCAAACTCATCAATTAAATCCCCATTAAACGCTTGTGCGATAAAATCCAAAGACCCATTCCCAAACTGTCCTCTTTCCCACGATAGTGTTGCCATTAATAATCTGTCGGACTAGTCATCTTAATAGTACCGGTCCTGCCTCTATAAGCAAATTTTCTTCCCCTCTTCACTCCCTGATCAAATTTTGCCCCAAAATACTGAGCCTGCCCTACACCCTCTGGTTTCATCTCATATCCATACTGTATTGCTTTTTCCACTAAATGTTCATGAAACTGGCTAGGCAACTCATTTATTTCTGTCTCCCAAGCACTACTAGAAGAAGGCTCCGTAAAGTGATTAGCCTTCTTGTAATAATAGAGATAAATAGTTCTAGCCTTATCGGGAGATTTGAACCTACTAGCGTCTGTAGTAGAAACGGGATTATACTTTGCAATTCCAACGCCATCCCTCTCTATCCACCAGACCCATCTAGACTGTTTCCATGAACTAAATTGACTCCCACCTGTAGTTACTGTAGTAGCCATTAAGTAATATCCCGTATTGGAGGTCTACCAATCAACCTTGGTATAGCCTCCAAGTCACCATCATCATTTGTATAATCAACGGACCATATCTCCATAATCTGGCTATCTAACCCATAATATCTCTGATCTGCCACTGTATCAAATTTTGTAGCTGAGTCTAGAAGTCTTGTTCTAGTGCAGAACTCATCTGAAGCACGATTCAGCATTTTTACTATTTCCTGTGCCCCCATCTCCGGATGATGCTGCTGCACAAGTTCTACCATTTCTTTTCCCTTCATTTTCTAGGTCTCGCATAAGAAGTATTCTGATCTGTCATAGCACCCTGATATGGTGCCCAGCATTGTTCATGCATCTGTTGTACGTATTGCAACTGAGTCTGTAACCACTGATAGGCTGTTGTCTCTTTTTGAATTTTCGCACTATAAGACTGAAACTTCCTCGCAACATTTGCCTGATATTCCGCAAGCTCACTCTGTACTCTTGCTGATTCCTTTTGAACCTCACCTTGATACTTAGACATTTCTGCCTGAATCCTTGCCTGTTCCTTAGAAAGTTCTGCCTGATATTTCCCGATCTCCTCCTGCATTTGTGCCGACTCCTTGGCAAGCTCAGCCTGATATCTACTTACGTCTACCTGAGTTCTTTGAGATTCTTTGGAAACCTCTGCTTGATATTTACTCACCTCCTCCTGCATTTGTGCTGATTCCTTAGCAAGGTCAGCCTGATATTTTGCTAACTGAGCTTGCATCCCCTGCACTTCTGATTGTACAACAGCTTGATATTGCTCAACTTCCTGTCTCCAATCATTCATCTCGCTCTGCTGTAAATCCTGATGCTGAGCCAAATGGGTATTTGCTCTCTGTAATTCAGTAGAAATTGCCTGAAGAGTAGAATCAACCATCTCTACATCCTCGTTATTTAACCAATCTTCAACATCTGTAGTAACCCCTACTGAGGCAGCATTATCCATGAAATTCTTAGCATTAGTCAAAGCATCCGCTACTTCACTACTAATACTAGGCATAGCTTTAAGAGCGGGAAGAGTACCAACCTCACTCGTAATACTAAAATCACTGGGCAAATCAGTAGAAACCGATATTGCACTTGGTAAACTAGAAGACACACTAAAAGCACTTGGTAAGTTAGTAGAAACTGATATTGCACTCGGTAGAGATGAACTTACAGAGACAGCAGAAGGAAGACCAGTAGCCATACTTATACCATCTGAAAAATCACTAATTGCATCAAAAGTAGTTTGATCAGCATCTAGATCAGTTGGGAGCCTACCATAAGTATCTATCATCTTCGCATGCAATACATTCATAGCTACCCATAAAACAACATGCTTTTTAAATTCATCTGGGAAATATGCAATAGTTTCATTGGTATCATCCACTGCTCCAAAAGTGACATGGTGCACTACCCCAGCCTCAGTCGCAGAAGGAGTGGGTTTTATATATAACGTACCAGCCTCGACATAATACTTCGGGTCTTCTGGGGGAGCATAATACAAACTTGTAGTACTACTCAACTGGTTTTTAAACTGCAGTTTTACAGGCTTTGCAGTTCTTAAATCATCGTTAGCATTAGCAGAACTACTGGCATCCCTCTCCACCATTAAAACTCTACCCTTAGCAGCTAAATTTACCCCATTACCATCTGTAATAGCTGCTGTGGTAGCAAATTGCTCTAACATATCAGGAGCTAAAGCTCCTATTCTTGAGACAACTGTCTTGACACCATCTGTCAACCACTGTGCAATTTCAGTTGTATAATCTGACGTAGCACCAACATAGTGCCCTATTTCGGCAGTAAAGCTCACTTACCCCGCTTATTCCATACACCGCGAACAGCTCCAGCCATACCACGTACAACCTCAGCTTCCTTTAATACGGCTTTCTTCTTTTTCTCAACCTTTTTTACCGCTTTTTTTACTGCTTTTTTTGCTTTTGCCATTTGATCCCCCTTTTAGATCAAGTTTACGCCTACTATTATCATTGTTTTCTTCCTTGCCTGATTGCCAAGGACCACCGACATCATTGCTTGTTACCATACCAGCCATAACTAATCCTTTACCACGCCTAGTTTTAGCTGCATGTCAGTTGTTGCAGTAGCTACCCAATTGGCTCCGCTTCTATTAACTGCATGAACCCACAAGCTATCCGTTCCAGATGCTGTTTTTGCTACTAACTGAATATTAGACTTTGTACCCAACTTTGAATCAGCCATATCTACCCAATCACTAGCTGCGAGTTTGACATGCCCTACAAAATTTGTAAACACACTGTCCAAATCACTCATATCCTCGCCTATAGCTTTACCTTCATCTTGAGTAATAGCATCGCTTGTACTTGAAAATAGCAAATCTACTGCAGGACCAGTAACTGTTTTATCTAATAGTGTTACAGACGTTATGACCGTAGTACCTCCGGGTATTGAAGCAACATACGGAAGCTCAATAGATTGTGCTATAACCTTATTATCACCTATGGTTTCTGCGTCTGTGGTGAGAGTTACGGTTATTACATCCGCATCTCTTTTATTCGCTCTTTCCTGAGTCGAATATTTATGTAATTCTGTTTGTGCCATAATTGACTCCAATTAAAGGAGTTAGGGGGAGCCGAAACTCCCCCGCTCCATTACCGATAAAACACTATGCGAACTTAAGAATAGTGTGGGTTTCCGGTAGATTGACTTCCAGACCGGCTTCGGTCAGGACCATATCCTTTCTACCATCAACGTTGTTATTCTGTACGTTAGTGATAACATGCGTGTCACGAGACACACCGTTAGCAGATAACGGACGATAAGCCACGTTCTTAAGGTCCACCATGCATGCATAGTTCTCCCAAGGACCCCGGAACAGAGGTTCCATCACAAAGTTGAGATTGCCATAAACAGTGTTTATAGCAGTCACGTTGTGACCAAAAGAACCTTTTATGTTCTGGATGTCAGCACTAAAACCATTACTTCCACCACTTGTGGTGACAGTATGACCTAATGCAACATTGTTGCCCATGAAAGAGCTAGAGCCAAGTTTGTTCAACCAAGAAATTACTTTCCTAGATGCAAGAACAAGCTTAGTTCCGCTATTGCCTGACTCAGGTGAAAATACGTCTTCCAACGCATCTACAAAGTCGTCATATGACGAACTAGCGTACGTAAAGGTTTTAATCTTTCCGTAAGCTTCCGTATATGGCATTAAACCCCAAGTTCTACGGATCGGACCAGTTGATGTTGAATCATCTGTTCCAATTCCGAAGAGCATAGCGTGCTCCATATCCATTTTGTGCTCCATGAGCTTCTCAGCGTATACACGCTTATACTCATTGGAGACCCCACGATAGCGAGTGGCGAGTGCTGTTCCCGAGAAAAGAGGTACTGCCGTTTTAAAAATCTGGCAATATCCTTCTCTATCGTAGAACTCGTCTTTCCAACCCTCAGGGTCAGTGCCACCTTCTGCGAACGCTGAACCAACCACCTGTAAGTCTGCATCAGCACGAAGAATAATCTTCGAATCGTCAGCTGGTGTAATAGCACCTGCATTTGTACCATCTGGTACATAATACACTGCTTTCCACACCAAATCAATCTCAGCATAAGTTGAGTTTGAAACATCCGGTGCTCCAGTAATCTGGAAGTAAGCTACAGCCGCGGTTTCCGATCCGGCACCAGCATCAGTACCGTTTGCGTCATATTCGCATTCTACGGCAATAATCTGGCTCTCGAGAAGGAACTGCGGGAGCGTAGCTGTTGATACGGTTCTACCGTATTTGTCATACAAACAATCCACTTGGACGTTGCTTGTGGTCGCCACAGCACCGCTGCTAAAAGCTGCGGTAGTTGCTGCTGTTTTGATTTGAGCAGTACGTCTCTGCCATTGATGACGCTGTTCTAAGAACTTAAACACAGGATCATCAGTTGGCTTTTTGCGGACTTTGGACAAATAGGTAAAGAAGGGGGACTGCTGAGGATTAAGCTCTGCGATCCGCTCCCCGAAATTAAACATTCTCCGGGAGTGATCTACTGAACTAGACTGCATCGTACCACCTGCACTAATACTATATTGATTAGCCATGGTACATTCCCCTTACCTTGGTATTAAAAAAGACTAAATAATGTTCAGTCTATTTTGGTCTTCAATAATACTATCCATTAGTTTATCTTCTACCGAACGATCAGACACCTGAACATTTTGGCTCGGTAGAACGCCCATAGGACTAGGAACTGACTGTGCTCTGCGAGTCTGCTCGAATGCAGCACTAGGTGCTGGAGCAGGTGGTGCAGGAACAGTCTGACCCCTATCCATCTGATATAACCTCCATAGATTATCGGGGTTGAGCGATGCAGGATTTGACATAACACGAACAAAGTCGTTGAAAGTATTTTCATCCGCATTGTACGTACCCTGAATATGATTCTTCAATTCATTCATCTGATGATCTTGTTGAGCAGCTTCCTGCCTTTGAATGTCATCACGCCTTCTAGCTGCTTGATACTGCTCCCGTTCAGATTGAACGACTGCTGTATTATATTCAACTTGTAGGCGATTATATTCATCCATATCATCACGCCAAGATTCAATCTCATCTAAATAACGAGCACTTTCACTTGACGAATCACTATACGCTTCTTCACGATTGTATCCATGTGGTCGCCTTGGTTTATCTGGGGGAGGTGGGAACTCTTCAACCTTTGCTTCTTCCTGTTGTTGTTGGGGCTGTTGTGCATTGCCCACTAACGAGGTAAGTTGATTGGTAAGAATTTCATTGGTCTTCTTAACAGTGTCCAATTCATTTTGTCTTTTATCAGCTTCGCTCTGCCAATACTGAAACCGCACAGCTTCATTATCGGGTTGAGCGGGAGGTTGAGGAGCTGCTTCCGTACTATTAACCAAAGCAGTTTCGGGTGAGTCTTGTCGGACTTCCGATTCAAGTGTATCACTAGGTAGATCAAATGCTTGTGCAACATCACTACTTAAATCTCCACCTGAGAGTATGTCCTCTATGGCACCTACGTCCCCACTAACTTGGGTATCAGCTAATTCCTGAACCAAAGGGTCCGATTGTACCGAGATTTCATCAGCCATTTTCGTTGACTCCTACGTTTTCCTTGCCCCTCGGGACTTCTTTTTAGGGGGTGAAGGGGTTTTTACTTCAGGCTTAGAAGCCTCTCTGACTTCTTTGCCAATCTGTCCCGTTGCGTCATTAAGGCGTTTCTCAAAGACTGTTCCAGCAGCTTTCGCTTTATTGGAGGTTGAGTCTAATTGAGCCTTAAATTTTTCTAATTCTGCACGCTGTTTAGCGTGATAAACTTCCCGCTCTCTTGTCTGCAGGTCACCTTGTAAATCTTTTATTGCCTCTTGAGCCTGTTCAAGTTGCTGCTGTAACTGAGTCACTGTATCTGTTCTCTCAAGAACACCTTGCATGTCAAATATCTCGGTTTTCTTCAAAACCTCGAATTTGTCTATAACACCCTTCTCGTAAGCATCCATATACATCTCAAGTTGTGCATAACGATTAGTAGGAAGTGTAGAACCGGTAACAACCACTACATCATATAAACCAGTAGTAATATCATTAATAACCCCAACCTCTTGACTTTTGTCATCATACAACTTTTTATTCACAACGAACTCATTTATTGAGTTATTTGGCTGTACTAATCTAATAATCTTTTCTTCGGTATACAACTGTTGTGCCAGTGGTATAATCACTTGAGCCATTCTTTTCAAGCAATTCTCTAAGTCAGCCTGTTTAGATCGCATCTTTCTCTGACCAAACTCATCCAATGAAACCGTAGCCTTGTAAGTATGTGGGGCAACCTGGGAATTACCCATCTGCATCTCATATAACCCTAATTGATGATCTATATCAGACTTTGCCTCCTTCTCATTATTATATAACTCATTAGGAAGAGGAGTAGGAGCAACTGAAACAGGTGGTCCTTGATCAAAATCAACTTCAATAGCCACACCAGGCTGGGACCACTTTGTCTCAAATTCCCTCATATCCACCGATCCAGATGGAATTAAAATCTTTTGGTTCGTACTGGTAGTCGCATGTGCAATAATAAGAGATCGCGTCTTATTAATATACTCCTGCAAACCCTTTACCATCCTCACGTCAGACGTGGGATAAGGTGTCCTTGTATGAATATTCATAAGAGGAACAAGAGGATACTCACTAATTGGAAGAGCACGCTGATAAAGCAACTGATTACCCATAATCACACAAACATGAACCCTTACAGTAGGTACAACAACAACCTCAATCTGCTGCTGTTGAATTAACTCCTGATATGTTATCTCTTGTATTTCAGGTATCTCTGGTTGCTGTTCTTCCGGTACTCCCTGAGCCTTGGACTGCTCTAGAACCTGAGTATAAGCACCCTGTATCTGCTGCATCATTTGAGTAGCTATCTCAGGATCACCAACAATCTGACCATTTATAACCCAAGCTTTCTTTTCAACGTAATCTGCAAAATCTTCCTCATTTAAGAGGTCTTCCTTACCATCAAACTTCTGAAAGACCCTATAATGGTCTACCATCTCTTTATAATATCTCTCGTACCCACGCACATACTCGTTTGTTTGACCCCAACCAAGGTCTGTCTTAGTAGAATCATCTTCTGGGAATGAAAGTTCCCCATCATCCTGACGTAGAGTTTTTGGTCTATCAGTAAGGAACTGCTCAGTATCAGCATTGGATATAGCCCTTTCATACATTGGATATATAGCTTTTGCCTGCTCTTTAGTATATAGTCTAGAAATAATCATATTCTCTGCATCATCGCAGAACTTACTTCGACAATTGGGGTCTACATATACATCTAGCGGGTCAATGTCTCGAACCTTGACATCGCCCTTGCCCATATCAGCCATGGGGTCTTGGTAAACTAACAAAAACCCCATACCCATCGTATAGTAATCATCGACTGCAGTTCTGAGAGCATCGTCCCCGCTAGAAATCTGCCAAATATACTCTAGGATACCATTCATGGTCTGGGCGACCCTATTATCACTATCCTCACGAGGAGAAACCCTGAAAGAGGGCTTTTCTGAGGTAAGCATGGCTTTCGCAGCCTCTACAGCAGGATGTATTCTATTAACAACAACCGCAGCCTGTCCCCTCTCTTCAAGTTTGATACGTTGCTCTTTGGACCACTGCCTCCCTAACCTAAACTCTTTATCTTCCTGAGCGTGCTCCGCCCATGGCTCTCTCTTATTAGAGTAAGATTTAAAGAGTTCGTGGGTCTCTTCGACCTTCTTCTTTCCTGATTTAGCTTTTTTGCCGTATGCCATTTAGTGTAGATATCCGGGCGAATTTACCATTACATTGTCATCCAATCAAGTAATTTCTTTCCCAAACCGTCATCTGTCTGTTTTTCTATCTTTTTCTTCCTACAAGGAGT